TGCTGCAAAGGTAACGCATACCCTGGTAAGTAGTGCGGGGCTCCGGATATCTCACTATCCAAGGAACCCCGCAAAAGCCAAAGCTAAACACATCCAGCTCCTCCTCATTCTCACAAAACCGGCCATTCTTTTTAAGGCACAGGGTCTCGGGCGGGCCCACCACAAAGTCGGGGAAGTGCTGCACGCCACACATGCCTCGCTCGCAAATATCAAACTCGGCATGAGCGCGCCTACTTCTTTTCGGTGCGGCGGTGGCCCCTTCTGCATAGCAAGCCTGTGCCATGGTGCCAATGTTGGGGTAATACTGCGGCACCATGTTTTATAGGAATGGCCTGGAGACGCCCCTGGAGGAGGCGGAGACGAGTGTGGCGCCGCCCCCGGAGACTGCGCAGGCGCGTACTCAGACGCCCCCGACGGCGCTTGCATATCTACAGAAGGCGCGCTGGCTCTTACTATCTCGAAAAATTCAGCCACACTGGCCCTCTCGTTCTCAGTACGACCTCCAACAAACTCTATAAAGGAGGGTCCGTCTACTGGACACTCTCTGAATTCTTCACAGAATCCCCCCGCTTTGACTACTATCGCATCAAATATGCCGCTTGGTCCCTTATCCCCAGCACCCCCGTCTTCGCCTGGACGTCCTGGGGAAAAGCCACCTGCTGGATTGACCTAGATGATGCCACCGCTGAACAAGAACCCTCCAAACTCACGGGCTCCACCAACAGTACTACCCGCTGGTGGAGACCCCAAAGAGGCATCCGCCGCTTCATCAGACCCCAGCCAATGCTGCAAGATTCAGCAGGCTCATCCACCTATTTCTTCAGACACAGGCCTTGGATTAATGCCACCACCAACCAAACCAAATGGTTTGGTCTTAAATATTGCGTGGCAAGCCCCCAACCCACAAACTATTATTTCCTGCAAACTAAAACCATCTGGGTCCTCTGGAAGAATGTCCTCTGACGAGGACAAACTCCCAGCCATAGATTTATATATTGGACCCACCTTCTGGCCACCGCCCCAAGGGAGTCAGTAGGAAGAAACCTAACTGACGTCGCCGGTTTCTAACCCCCGAGCCCGAAAGTCTTCGGGTCCCCTCGGCGTTCGTTGCACCCACCCACCCACGCTGCCCCTGTGGGGCGCTCCCAACCTCTGTAACTTCTGTGCCAATTCCCCAATAAAGGACAACTAAGACAATCCACTGCTGTAGCTTTAGTAATTTATTTCATACATTGGGGTCCCGTCCTCCACCACCTCCCCCTTAATCACAAGGTATTCATTAATCCTCCTAAAAAAAGCTTCTATATTCCCCCTGATATTCTCCTTATCATACCACTCCTCCGGAGGCTTGTTGCTAGTAAAGTACACCTTCTTAGCAACAAACTCAACAAAGGCTCCCTTAACCGGCACCTTTAATGGGTACCGATCACACACCCTAAGCAATTCATCAAACATTATCCACCCATAAAAATCATCAAAGATCACAGCCTCTTGCCCCGCATACCCATCCCACCAAGGCCCACGTGGCTTCCAATACACACTGCATTCTTTACATTCACTATTGACATACCGGGTCTTGCCAACACCTGGCTCGCCCACAATTACAACAACATATGTTTTCCATGCCCTCTGCCCCACCAGTCCAGCCGTGTTAACATAGTCCCGTAAGCCACGCCCATGCCGGATGTACACCTCCGGGTGCTCCTTAGCAATCTTCACTAGGTCCCCGTTGCTCTCCTGCAGCTTCCTCACCGCCACCGTCAGCTCCGGCTTCTTCCCCTGGCTCGAGGGACATCCAATCTCCAGGTAGGTATTCCCCTTCCGACAATACTTCTGATTCTGAAGATCCGTCCCCTTCGCACGCTCGACATGGGCACGCGTAAAGCCGGGTAGTTTCTTTAATGTGCTCAGCCTTAGCTTTTTCTTGAAATTCGCGAATCCTTGCAAGTGCGGGGTACCTTTTTCGCCAACCTCTTTGCCGATAATAGCGTACTTCACTGAGCTTCTGAGTGTAGATTCTATCAAGCCATATTCCTCGCTTGTCCAGTTGTTGATTGTAAAACACCATCTGTAGGCCGGTGTCGAAGCTTTCAT